CCTCTGCCTTCTGGTTTTGCCGCTGGGCCTATAGCTCCCTCTGGCTTTTGAGCAGGCACAGCCCACTCACCATACGTTTTAAGATCAGGCCACTCACGATAAACGTACATATTCCCATCACGATCAACCCGTAGCCAAAGCATAGACCAGTTGCGACTCCCAGCGGGATCGACGCACATATAGTTCGTACCATCTTCTGGAATCTTTTCGGGCTTGATGATGTGAGTTTTTCCAAACTTAGGGAAAAAGTTTCCCGCCGATTTATCTGTATATCCATAGGCTCGGATTTTAATTTGCGTTGACGTTTCTCCTGCCAACGTCTTCTCCATTTGGTCATAAGGGTTATAAGGATTAAATTCTGTGAAGAAGAACATACAAGACTTCTTAGGATCGATGCACTCCATAATGTAAGGCATCTCACCCCTCTTGGCTCCAGCAACAGTTGGTTGATTTTCTAAAAGTGGAGCAGGGCGAGTTTCTTTAATTTCTGCACCATTAACAAAAGTGCCATAGACAGGAGTGTAGCCTGTTATTGGTGTAGCTGTTACCAGCATTTTACCTTTACGGGTCACAAGTCGATAAGCAGCAGTTTCATACCATGTATGAGGAACCAACTCATCAAACCAAATAGCGTCAGCCTCAAACCCTTCCAATACGTCGAGAGGTTGCTGGTATGCATTGAACCAACATTGTGATCCGTTTGGGAAGACGAATGTGCCGTCACTGAATCCGTTCTTTTGTGTGTATTTAACATTTTGCACTTGCCCCCGTTTCATTTTCTTAAACTCTTTAGGCAACATCTCATAAACAGCAGGCTGCTGGTCACGAATGCTGCTTTGGTGAGTCATACTGAAACAGGCAATTCTTGCCCCTGCTTTTTTTGTTAAAAGTTGAACAACATACCAACTTGCAAAGGCAGTTTTGCCGCTACGGTTTCCTCCGCTAATTAATAATTGATCATGGTCTTTTAATAATTCTTCCGCATCTTTCCAATGATCTAAAACTTGCCTGTGATTATATGGATCATCTTTTTCCAGCTTGATAAGCTGCTCACGCTCCATCAACAAAGATACAGTAGCCTCTTGTCCATACTCTTTCTCATAGTCGAGAATTTCAGACTCGCTAGGCTTATAAATAGTTGGATGATCCGTTAGCTCTATCACTTCCAAATTTTATTATGCACCATGTAACCAATTAGCCCGTAATTAGCTAAATCCATCCAGCTATCACTAACACTTTCATGGTTAACTTTTTCTTTACCCAATAAATTTTTTAATCTGCAAATCTTATCCTGACTCCTAACTATCACCCCTAACTCTCCACTTAGGCTTATGTTGTCAGAACCGTAATCCTGTTGTTTTTGATCTAAGATTTTTATGAATTTTACAGCCTCTTTTAATGCGTCTTTACCCATCTGGGTCTTTAAATCCAAGCCTACTAATAAATCTTTAATTTCACTCTTCTCCTTCATAGTCATCTTCTTCGGTTTCTATAAAATATTCTGATCCAATATTATAAATTAATTCACGCATTAATGCCTTTAGCATAACGCCCCATATAGCATCTTGCGGTAAATCATATTCTTCGTAAGCTCTATGGATTAACCCCATAAACTCGTTCTCTAGCATCTCACATTGACGATCTAGCGGATTTTCCTCATTTCCCATCTTCGCCATTGTGCTGTTAGTTGATAAATGTCTCCATCTGGAGTCACTTCTATCTGCTGTCCAACAGACCAATTCAAATTATCACGAACCTTTACTCTAAACTCTTTATCTCCACTTTTGCAGACAAGCAAATTTTTGTTTCTAGGACGTTGAACAACACGAACCTCTTCTGGGCCAGAAGGTTTAGAAAAATGCTTCTCAGCCAACTCTACACCCTCTGCTGTTACCATGTGTCCTATGTTCTTACCCACTTTACGCTCTTGTATGTGCTGTTCTATGTTGGGAACTTTTCTTAAATCAGTCTCCGTGACGTTTAACGCTTTCGTCACCTGAGTCATCCAAATCTTCGCCCTCGAAGAACTCTTTTTTAATCCAATCATCTATAAGTTTGTTTGCAAAATTAATATCTATAGCACTATCACATTTAGCCCTTACAGCCACACCCTCTGTTGACTCAAAAGCCACTGCATGAAACCCAACTCCCTCACTGTTAAGGTATCTAAATATGTACCAATTTTTTTCTGGAAACTCATCTTCATCAAAATCATCAAAATCATCAAAGTTCAAATATTCTTTCATCAATTTTTTTTAATATTTCATCTGGAGCCCAATCTAGCCCTGCTAATATCAAATAATATTGCCCTAAACCGTCTTCTTTAAAAAACAGCTTAACTTCGTTAACAACAGCACTCTCAAATATCCTTTGACCATCTTTTTTAAAGCCTTTCTTGCCTCTTCTTTTACGCATCAAAGTGTAGTCTTTTATTGCCTGCATTATTACAGCTACAGCTAGGGCTCTAACCCCCGTATCTGATAAAATGGCTCTGTGTTCAACAATAGGTAACATACAATAACCTCGCTCGGAGCTCTCCTCCGATTCTATTCAGAGCCTACCTAATCAGTTCCTCCCAATTATGACCGCATCGATTAGGCAAATCATTTACTGTCTCCTGCTGTATCCACAACATCCATCTGTTGTGACAACATTTGAGTTAATTTAGACATCCCTTCTGCACAACCCAAGTTGCTGGCCTTACAGTTTATAGTGTAGCGACTAGAGAAGTCAGTTTCACGGGTCTGCGAGCTACTTGTGGTCACACTTCCATTATGCGTGCTGCTATGTGAACCCCCTACATCAAACCCAATTCCCCAAACCTTGCCACTTGCTGAAGCGTGTCCTTCAGTAGTAGATGAATCTGACTTAGTGCTGTCAGTGGATGAGGTATCGCTTGTGTGGGAGGATATCTCCATATCAAACGTAATATCCAAATCAGTGATCCCAACATTAGGAATCTGCACAAGGCTTAACAGAGGTGTTTTAATTGTCTGCTTTACGGGTACAAGGGTGTCATTATCCCCTTTTGTCATCCGTTCAATTTCCACCTCTAAACATTTCGTTTTTCCATTCTCGTCAAAGCCGATTTCCTGCACAAATTGCAAGGTCGATTTTGCCAATGCTGTACCCCCATTAGAAGCCGCTAAAATTGGGCTAAGGATAAGATCACCTATGGGCAAGTTGCCATAGTCTGCCAGTTGATTTGAGTCTGCTGCCATTTTATTTCTATATCGTTGGTATTAATTTAACTAGGTTGTCACCCACTCGAGCCAAGCCTTCTGCTTGATCCGTAGAGGTAAATTTTATCTTCATATTAGCCATCTGCTTTCCCTGCCTTAGCTTTCCAAGGCATCCCAAAGCCTTCTCCCCCGTGTGATCCAGATTAAGCTCCAGATCAATCTCTAGCTCATCAATTTTAAGAGGGTTATGCTGCACCAGTGTCACCAGTGGAGCCTCCACATCCTTATCGTTGAGCTTTAAGGTTATGCTCTTAGGACTACCATCCTTCTCAAAGTAAGTTGAAACGAATCGCTGTGCCTGCTGCTCCTCCACTGCTCGCTGTGCTTGGGAAGCTGCTGAGTAAATGGAGTTAAATATGTTCTGTAAATCGCCTGCCATAGTATGTCTTTTTGTGTAAAAAAATTTAGGGACTCTGTTCCGTCACGATTTCCTTCCTCGAACCCTCAAGACCCCCCCCACCCCCTTTTTCGCGGGTGCTAAGTTGTTGATATCCAGTGAGTTATGTATGTATATGTATAGCTTTTTTCGCACAATAGGTATTATATTTAATTGAGTGGCTCCTCCTGCTTATCCTCTTCTACATCAATGACTTGGGGCTCTTGTTTAGCTCTCTTCATTTGCTCCAGCTTATCCCCTAGCTCTGAGTGTGTAAGTCCCTTATGGTGAACAACATGAGTTACATTCTCGTTGTCGAGCATGGCTTTCTTATCAGCAGCTATAGCAATGCTGACGGGAACTTGGCCAATAGATAACTTATCAGCCTCAGTAATTAACCGATCAGAAAGCAGGTCTATTGCCTCTCCTAGCTTGCTAGAGACTCTTTTCTTCCACTTCCCTAGTTCCTCTGCATTCTCGTAGCAAATGCGGCTTATAGTGTTAGGTGAAGCTCCTGTGACGCTGGTGATCTCGTTGTAGCTCTTGCCTTGCTTTCTCATGGAGAGAATAAGCTCGTATTTCTCAGGGTCATACTTCTTGTAACTTGACCTATCGTAATCAGTGCCTTTCTTCGAGCTCCTTGGCATTTGTGGGTGTTATAGCGTCTTATACCTGATTTACTACTTAAAATAATTCACAGAGTTATTCACACCCGTCTATAAGTTTTGGATAACTTGTGTAGATCGCTGTAAATCCTGCGAGCGGCTAGGCTGTATATATCTGTGCCTCTTGCGAAGCTGTGAAGCCCTATTGCAGCACATTTGATCTCGCTGGGGTATACTTTCCTCAGTCTAGCCTCTGCGAGTACCTCACGCCCATATGCGAGCCAGTAGTGAACACTGCCAGTTTTAGGCGGGTCATAATATGCTTTGAAGTGCAGTTCTGTCTTCTTACCCCAAGTGCCAGCAGGGTTAACAGTGAGCCCTAAAGCCTTAGCAGCTTGCTTCTTTGCATCCTCGTGTACCTTGAGACTCTGGGCTTCCTCTCTGTTCTCTCGCAAAGCATCACTCAGTTCATTTGATTGTTCGTTTGGACTCTCCATATACTTTGAGGGGAAAAAGCCCTTAGAACGAATCCTCGGGCTATTATAATGTATTTACCTTAAAACGGTATATTTAACCTTTATTAAACCAGCATCTAGATCAGCTAACTTAGCAAAAGCAGCTTTGCTTAGGTCTAGTGTTCTTCCTTTAACAAAAGGCCC